GTTTCCCAGTCACGATCTGGTAGGGGGCGGTCAATTAGTGATTCGTGTCAGAATCGACACCCCCCTCGGGTGGGGCTGCCTCGGGTGCCTCTGCTGCCTCGGGTGTGTCAGGGCTTGCCGTCTCATCCGCCACCACATCGTCTGTGCCTTCATCTGCTGCGTCTACAGTTGCCAGCCTGACAACTGAATCATCAGATGTTCAGGGTTCGTTAGGGGGCAAGCTGAGTACCTCCTCCCACTCACCACATCCTTTGCCATCAACCACTGGCCACACCACCGTGTGTTGGCCTGGGTTGGGGGCGTGCCTTCGGCAGGTGTTCCGATAGAACCATGCACATGTTTCGCAACCGTTCATGATCGTTTCTCCTTAGCCCAAATGAGAGCGTCTTTGTACCCTTGCTGGTACGCAGTGATAACTATCAGTAATACCACGATAAACAGCACAACAAAAAATGGCACGCTCACCTGCACACCTTTCTAGTACGATGCTCTACTAATCTCTTTCGCCACTATGCCATCAACAATGAAGCGTATCACACCACCACCTGCACCCACTGCCCAATCAGCAGCACCATCTAATGCAAGGGTTGCTTCCGGTGTGTCTGTTGCGTCATTGTGTTTGAATGTTGTATTAGCATCAGCAATGACTGTGACTTCCTGACCTTCAACAATTGAATTGAAGCCATACACATCAGTTGCTGAACCATTGGCAGTCTTCATACTAACACGCCGCACCCATCCAGCTGATGGGGTTGTGTTGCCATCGCTAACAGATAGCACGTTGTTGCCGTCATCCATAAACACAGGATCGGTCAAGGTGCCTGAACTAGAACCACGGCGTGCAGAATACTCTGCCATACCATGTGAATAGCGACCACGCACCAGCATCTTGCCCACGGTTGCTGTTGAGTTGAAATGCACAAAAGATTCTTTGTTGGTGTAGTCAAGATCCCTTTCAATCCATGTGTCAACAGCATCATAGTCACGGGATGGGGTGAATGAGTTGATGCTTATGGTTGCATCGCCGATGGTGTAGTCAGCTGACAGTGTGGCTGATTCAGACACGATTGCGTCATTCTCATAGCGACATATCAAGATCTTGCCGCCACTACTGATGTTGTTGCCTAGTAGTGGTCGGTCATAGCCTTCAGAATTTGAAGTAAACACATCAAGGCTTGTAACACCAACACCGTTAGTCAGATTGGTATCAAGTGTGCTATGTGGTACGGGTCTGATGACTTCACAGTTATCAAGTATCAACTCATTAACTGTGCAGCCTGACTGTGTCTTCACTAGTGTTGTGACTGTTTTTGCAAACCGACAATGTCTGAACGTAGCCCGATCAATCATACAGTTTGATGTCATGCTGATCAGTCGGTAATCATCGTCGCTATCACCATTACCCATACCTAAGTGAAAATCATCGTTGACAAACTGAATATCACCAACAGGTCTGCCCGGTTGGGAAATAGTTAGGTTTGCACCGATATAGGTATTGTTTGAAGAACGTAAAGTGTGACACCCTTCAATCTCAATTGCTTTACGCGGGTTGCCGTCTAACCCAATCGCGTTCACAAAGTTATTAGTGAGGTTGATCATAACCCCTTGTTCAACTCGAATTGCCACAGGTAATCCGTGACTAGCATCATCAGCTGCAAGGTTCTGAATCACATTGCCGTTATACACCACCTTCCTTGCTTCTGATGCCGGGTTGTTGTTTGCCTCATAGTCGGAGTGGGCTTTTGTATACAAGGCAGTCACAACATTGCTAAACACATTGCCTGTAATTGCCACTGCCGATCCGTGTACCTTGATTGCACCTGGTACGTTATCAGAATGTTTGCCGCAACCGTCAAACAGATTGCCTGTCACCACTGCACGGCTCGATACATTGTTGATGGCTAACCCATCATCGCCGGTGGTGCCGATTATGTTGTTGGTGAATCGTAACCTTTGAATACCATTAAAAGTGAATCCACTTCTGCCGCATTCAGTGACAAAACAATCATGGATGTTGAAGTTCCTAACACCTGTCTGAAATAGGCAAGCCTGTGAGCCGAAGTTGTGAAGGTACAGGTGGTGCAATTCAACTGTGTCTGTTGAATCAACACCGATGGTGCCGCCACCTGTGCCAGATCGGAACGCCCCACCGGTTGTAAGGTTGTCGGGTGTTGCATTTTCTGTGATTTCCATGTGACAGACAGTGACGTTTTGTGCGTTCTCTAAATCAAACACATCTACATTTTGATCAGTACACAGAATGACGGTGCCGCTGAACATACCCCGCCCGTGCAGCTTCACACCGTCTTTAATTGCTGCTTGCCCTGATAGCGTGTAGGTGCCGAACCCAAACACAATCCATTGACCATTGGCAGAAGCTTCTGTGATAGCAGTATTGAGAATTGCAAGGTTGTCACTACCGTCTGTTTTCATGCCCCACTGTGCTGCATGTATGACTTCCTTGTTAACTGCTTCGTAGTAGTCGTCGGCACCTGCACCTGTTAGGTAGAACCCATTCAAGGTGACACCACTTCTACCGGTTGATCGGTATGTGTATCGATTGTCACCGCCATCACCTGAAGTGTGGTAGCCAAGGGTTGCATAAGTTACCCCGTTGACACTATCCGTTTTCGCAATCAGTGCTGCAACGTTATCCACTGCTGATTCAGATTCAAACACAACAGGTGTGCCATCAGCCTTGTAGACTTCCGATGGTAGCAGCACCTGCCCATCAGGGCTGATAGTGAAGCGTACCTTGCCTTGTTCGTTGAAAATGTCGTGTGTGGCGAATTTTGCAGGGATAACCATTATTCATTTCCTTGGTGAATTAGTTGATGGCATGACGCACACACTGATTGAAGGTTACCGCTATTCAATCTTAGGTGCGGTGCCTTCTCTACTTCGATTTTATGGTGCACGATTGTTGCCGTCACGGGTTGCCCTGCTTCAATACATCGTTCACACAATGGGTTCTTGGCTAGGTAGGCGTCACGCACCTTCCGCCACTTCCAATCATAGCCCCTACCACCCCGTTCAATGGGTTTGCCTGCACTGCCTCTGTAGTCAGTGGGTCTGTTGCGTTTGCGATGATTCTCACAGCGTGTATGCCCTTCTACCAACACACCGCAACCGTCGTAGCTACAAAAGTGGTGTTGTGACATTGATGGTGTGGATTCCTGTTACAACGTATGACTTACTATTGTCAGTGTACCCTGCGTGAATCTTGTAGTGCCCTTCGGCACAAAACATCATGTCAGCGTAGATGCAATCACCATCACGGGTAGCGGGATACATCACTGCATTGTAACCTACTTTTTGCCCTGTGATATAATAGCTATCGGCATCGGCAGGCATGTTGCACGGGCATAGCTTGATTCTGACTTTTTCACCCTTATGCACTTCTACAGGCAGGGTGCACACGCAATCGTCTTTGTCTAGTTCGGCCTGTTTAATTTCACCGCTGCCATCGTTGACGTAGCTAATGATCATCGTTGGGTTACCTGAAATTTGATGCGTGTATAAATAGATTCAATGAACATGCAGGCTGCACTGATGGCAAACCCATATAAAATACTTTTGCCTGCGTATAGTGCGGTAGCAATACCGAGCCATACTGATAAGCACAGCAGGCAAGTCAGTAAGTCAGCGATGCTGCCTTCTTTACTCTGAATCAGCCCCATATCATCACGCCATGCACCAGCCCGCAACCTGATACGTTCTAGGATTAGGTAGGGGCCATTCTCACGATTAACGATCGTACAAATACGCCACACTGCAAGGCTGTGAATAATAAAGTCAATCACTTTCGTACCCTGCGAAAACCGCCCACCCATGTTTCAACGTTTTTGTAGGACGCTAAATAAGCCCCATCCCTTGGTTCAGATTGAAGTATCTGAAAACGCTCATTGCGGTTAATGATTGCATGATCTTTATCAAGCATGGTGTACCATTCGCCTACTTGGGGGTTACAGTAACACAGCTTGTTTTTGTTAGGGCAAAGATTCATATTTTTCAGGCTCAGCTTCGATATCGGTTTTCAATACCGCTACTACTTCCCCGTTACGCCGAAGGCTATACGATCTGCCGCTCACTTTACCTATTAGCGGTTGGGGTGTGGCTGCATGGTTAGTGACAGTGACCTTCTCAAATAGTTCAGGGTGTGTACTGTACCTGATGTTATCACGTGATGCAACATTTGATTGGTTGCAGCATCCCATCGGCATACCTCCTTCTACACCACGTCTTTCTGATGTTTCTAATAGGCAATCGCCTACCAATTCAAAATTCTGTTTCGATACTAGATGCCAATCAAACTCAGACACGCAAGCTGTTTCTTTGCCGATTTTGAACAGCAGCAACTTGCCTGATGGCATTGGGTACCGTAACCCTCTTTCAGTTAACTTTACAGTGATTCTAATTCTTCGCATTCTTCGCGATTCCTGCCCCATTCAAATTGTATGTTTAACGCTCCCGGCGTCATTGATGGTACGTCTAACTCAAGCAATGGGTTTGCAAAGATAGTGCGAAGCATATCCTTGATGAAATCAGGACAACCGCCAAACACATGCCATTCAAGTGTGTTGGCTACTAGGTCGCCTAGATTCGAGAATGGGCCAACTTCACCACATACCGGAATTGAGTTTTGACCGAAGTCAGGGTCAAACCCTGATAGATCCCACTTCGGTGATATGTAGCAGCAGCTGTCAGTTTCAGGTGTGCCGGTAATACCTTCCGGCTCTGGGAAGTCAACATCAGGTGTGTTGCCGTCAGATGGTACGCTGACCAATGGTGTGTTGCTGCTGACTGGCTCTAGACCACAAGCCCAATCAACACCGTCACAGCTGTCTGTGGTGCGTGGTAGGTATTGGTCTGGTGGTAGGTGGTAGATGACGTCAGGTTTAACAGTGGGCACACCAGCTGCTTGACAGAGTGGGTCACAATGTGCACGCATGCCGTAACGAAATGTCACCGGCCTAGTCATCACCTCATTATCACTATTGAAGATTAGTTCAGGTGCACCTAGTGAAGCATCTTCATCAAAAACAGGGCTGAACACTTCCACCCAATCACCATCATCGTCAGCCCAATATTCTATAGTTGGGTTGCACGGGTCATTACCGGGTAACAGCACTGTGTACACGATCGGTGTAGTGTCGCCACTAGGCAGTGTGATTTCAAAATCAGGGTCAAGTTCCATTTCATAGCCGATCATGGGGTAGCGGCCACTGATCGTGAATTCACCCCACCACATAGTCCAACCAAAAAACGGATTTGGTGCTGGGCTAGTGTTGTCAACTGTGTACCCTGTAATTGGGTCTTGCGATATGCAACCTAAGCTAAATTCAATTCCGTCTACATTGTCACAGGTGCCATTGGGGTATGTGATCTTAGCTTTGACTACTTCCTCCGCTGGGTTGGGACATGTGCACGGTATGCATGGGCATCTAACTGCATACACTTCACGTTCCTCTTCGTCGCATGTCACCAACTTGCCTGTGCTTCTGGCCCAATCGCAGTAATCAGCTGAAAAGCGATTGCCATAGCTATCTACCCATGCACCCCCGACGTTATAGTCATAGTCGGGTAGTAGTTCTCTATTCTCACAAGTTATCCAAACTTTTTTTACACATTGATCATGATCGCAGTTCTTAGGATCGTCGTTGTGAACAACACGCCCGTCAAACAAACAACACTCATTGGTGATGCCGCTACATAGACTTGCGATCCCCCACCGACGTAGTTTAGATGCTTCAACTGCTTTAGCACTGACTTCTGCAAACCATCTGCCGCTGCGGTGGTCACGGTTGCACGTAGTGAACCCTGCCGGTATTTCAACGTTAACGCGGTTGTAGATTGGCTCCGATGGTCCATCTGCTTTCCACACCTCATTGCCGCTGGATGTGTCAAGCGTTGCATGGTTTGCGTAGACTACTGACGGTGTCAGCTCAGTGCCGTTTATTGATGCTGGGGCAATCGGTGAAGCGTGGTAGAACAGTTGTACGTCATCACGTTGGCGTGATTTCAGAAACATGTTTTTCAGTTTCTGCATCAACCGTGCTTCAACGTCATTGATCCACTGTTTCAAAAAACGTAGATCATCAGAAGATAAAATTTTCAAGGCCCTACTCCGTTGCCAACCAGTGCTAGGTTAGCGTCGTTAAAATCCATCGTCGGTTGTGCTTGATATCGTAAGAATGTGGCATCAGGTTCATCTACAAATGACCTGCCTGAACGGTTCAAGAATTTTGGATCTTCATCAACAAAACCATCGAGCCCACGATTAGCCATCACCGGTGAAACACCAGGTGTGCTGACTTGGCTGACAGTACCACCGTGTCCATCAGGGTCACCTGCTTGCAACCCACGCACAGTGCCGATGTTGCTGATATCGATGTAGTGGCCACCCTTACGATAAAGCAACTCATAGGTGATAGCCCAATAGTTCAGGTTGAATTGTGCTAGTCGCTGTGCCCGTGGTTTGAATCGGACTAGCCACAACTCCAATGGGTCAGCATTGAAGGTGAAATTCTTACCGGCAATCGATAGGTCAACAGCAGCACTGTTCAACTTGTTCTGATAGCACTTGCCCGCATCTAGGTTGAAGCTACTGAAATACTTTGTAATCTCGATAACCTGATCAACACGCCCGATGTCTATCCCTTCCGCAAAGGTGCGTCCGGCTGTGTTCTGAATGGGGCTGTGTTTATCGATTTCCATCGTTGCAAAGCTGTTTGACACGTCTTGCATTGTGGGTGCCACATAGCCAGCGGCACATGGGTCATAATCGTTGGTTGTGAAATCTGATTCATAGAAGCCTTTGAACAATGCACGGCTAACGTTGTAGCTCTGCATCTGTCCGTTGACGACTACTTCAGGTATCCAGTTGGTTGGGTCTAGTGATGCCGCTGTGATCACTTGCCCGTTAGAACCCTGCAACACAATCTGTTCATAGCTAACGACAACCTGTCGTCTGATCAGATCATCGTTTGGGATGCGTTGTAGTTCACCTACGTCACGGCTAACGGCTGTCAGGTTGGTACCTAGGCTGTAGGTATCACCCCTATCAGGCAAAGCGTTGAACGCTGCATCGGTCAAGATCTTGATGGGGTCTATGTCAGCTGCATCTAGTTCTTCACCTGGTGTATCCCTGACTAGATCGACATTCCACACCGTTTGCAGGGTCAACCCGTCACCGGTTTCTGATGACTGCGGCGTGTCACATAGGTAGACGTTTATTGTACTCATCGAATAGATGCCGTAGCTAATTGGGGTGTAGTGTTTGTCCTATCCAAAATTTTCTTTAGGGTATCGTTGGCCTGTGTTAGCAACCTGGTCTGCCGTTGTTCCTGTGCAAGTTGTTTTTCGCGTTGCTGTTCTGCTTTCTTTTCACGTGCCTCTTGATTTGCCCTGAACGAAACTTCGGCTTGGCTACCACGCACTGTAATATTCTGTGCCACTGCCTGCCTTGTGTTCAGCTCTATTTCATCTTGTGATTCAAGCAGGTCACGTTGTAGCCGTGCAATTTGCCGTTCTGCGGTTTGTTGCGTAATGGCATTGGCTTGCAGCAGTTGATTGACTTTCTTGATGGATGCTTCAAAGGTTTCAAAGGGTGTGCGTAGGCTAACTGTTAGGGCTTTACCCTCACGTTCTAGTTGTTCTTGCAGCTGCTTCGCTGCTTCCTTTGCCTCTTCAATCTTTTCTTTGTTCAGGTTGATTTCTGTTTTGGTCTTGCCGATCTTTTCCAAGGCTGCATTGGTCTGTGCTAGTGCTTCATCAATCTCTTTCGTGAACTGTGAGGTGTCAACTTCTGGCAGTGCACCTGTGACTGCCTCTTTGATTGACTTGCCAAACTTGGTGAATCGGAAGGTGACAAAGGCAATAGCGGCACCAATTGCGACAATGGCAGCTGCGACCGCAGCAATGGGTGCTAGTATTCCAGCTGCGGTTGTGCCGATGGCACCAAGTATCAGAGAGAAACCGCCAATTGCTGTGCCCACTGCTAAGACAGTGCCGCCGAATGCGGTGATGGCTACGCCTATGGCTGCAACTGACAACACTAGTGTGCGGTTGTTGGCAACGAAGTCTGCAACTGCTTTAGTGACTGCCGCTACTCGCTGCACGATAGGTGTTAGAACAGGTATCAGGTGACTACCTATTGACACTGCTGCATCAGATACTGCTGCTTGGAATCGCCGCATTGTGTTGGCGAAATCGCCACTAGTGCGGATGGCATCGCCTTGTGCTTTAGTGGTCTGCTCTAGAATCAATGAAAAGCGTGCTAGTCGTTTTTCGCCTTGTGTTGCTAGCTTGGGGTCGATCGCTGCTGCAAGTAGTTTGGCATTGACCGTTGCTGCGGATACATCAATTGTGTACTTCCGCAGTGCTTCTGATTCGCCTGCTAAGCCGCTTTGAATGTTGGTGAATACTTGACCAACATCAAGGTCACGGATGGATGCTAGATCGATTGCAATCTGTGTCAGGGCTTTACTGACCTCATCGCCGAAACCACGTCCAAAGGATTCGTTGAATTCATCGAACTGCCCACGGAAGTCAGCTAGGAATGAACGTACTTCTAAACGTGAACGTCCAACTGATGTGGCGAACTGATCGCCCCACGCTTTCACATCGGCTGTGGACTCTTCAAAGATGGTACCAAATCTGGTTGTCGCTTCCTGAAATCTTGTGGCCCTGTCGATAGCTAGGGCGAACGGTGCGACTAGGCTAGCACCAACAGCTGAGATACCTGCACCTAGTGCGGTTAGTGATGTGCCAATGCCTTGAATGCGTCTTTGGAATTTTTGAGCAGCTGCACCTGCATCATTTAGCACACGCTCAAAACCAATCGCGGTGCCTGTGATGGATACGCTAAACCGACCTATTCTAACTGCCATCGCGTGCAGCCTTTCGCTTTGCATTCAGTTCTTCTAAAAAATGGAACTGTTCTTCGGCTGACATCACGTCACCATCGCCACCGTACAGTTCTACATACTCGGTGTAGCTGTGATGTTTCAAGTGATACTTGAACCACTCTTCGAACTCACCGTAAGTCAGCTGTTCTAATAAAAATTTGGGGTGGATTATCCCCAACTGTTCACACAGCTGGAATGCATAGTCAGGGTATGTGTTTAGCTTTTTTTTAGCGGTGCCTTATCCATCAATTGTTCAAGTACAGTGTGTGGCAGTTGTTCAGCTTCTGCCACAGAAAGCATGTTGTTACCTTCTACATCTAACAGAATTGAACTGATGAAAACTGCCATTTGCTTTACCCACTGGGTACGCTGGGCGGCGTTCAGACTTCCCATCTCAAGTGTGGCCTCTTCCTTAACTTCAATTCCAAAGCTTTCAAGCGTTTCATGTAATTGCATCATCATGGTGGCTGATGGTGCACATAGGTAGCTTGAAGGGATGCCTGTTACCTCTTCTACAGGTACTGCACCTTTTAGTCGCATCTTTGCTAGTGCTTGGTTCATTTTGTTAATGCCCTATTGATTAGAATTTCTAGCCGTTGTTTGAACACACCTTTCACAGCTGTGCGTACAGCTTGCTCAGTCTGTTTCAAGAATGGTTTTGGTTTGCTACCCGGATGGGTGCGGTGCGTGAACCACGTGCCGTCATAGCGTTGCACGTGGGTCAGCTGTTTCTTCTTATAGTTGTGGGGTGCCACCCCTTTATCAACTAAGTGAGCGTAACGTGATGGGCTAACACCGTCAACCTTCTTACTGTTGGGGCCAACCACTGCAACAACAATGCCGCTGTTGTAGACCTTGACCTTATCGCGAATTGACTTAGCTAGGGCTCTACTCCGCACTGCACCAGCACTGCGGATGTTTCGCCGCATTGCTTTCTTCACAGGTCCGGTGGCAGACTTGAAAGCCCTACGCAAAATACTACGTTGGGTAGATCGACGTTCAACCCGTTGCAGCTTTCGCAACAACGGGTCAACGCCATCAAGTTCAACGCTGAAGGTATCAGACATTTACGGTTGAAGTATCCAATAACCAGGATCGACACCGGGGTTGGCTTTGTCATCAGGTTCTTCATCACCTGATGTAGCCGCTGCATCCCATCGGTATACGTCACCGTTGTCTAGGCGTACGTGATCGCCAGTTGTGAGTGTGCCGATTGCCAATGCAGTCATTGCCGCAATATCAACCACGGTTTGACCAAGGCACTGCATCGATACGTTACCGTCAACCAAAACGGTGACTGGCACACGCATGAATTCTGTCTTGGTTGCTTCAGCTGGTTGGAATACGCGGATGCGTCCTTTGAACTGTTCAATGACGCCTGCGGCACAGCTGATGTTAGATGGGTAAACAATCCGCCAATCGCATAGGGTGCGGTTGTAGGCCCACCCACGTAGTTTCTCTGTTGATGAACCGCCAGGGAAGTAAGAGTGGGTGAAGATGGATTCACTAGCTTGCGGGTCGCCCAGCTCTGTAGCTGGTGTGCCTGTTTCGTCTAGGCACTGTTCATCAACAACAGTGTCATACTCGATGCCGGATGGTTGAACACCATAGATGCAACCGACCGCTTCATAATCGCCTACGCCCGTTTCACGGGCTTCAATGATTATCCCATTACCTGTTTGTTTTCCGCTCATTGATTCCTCACAACGGTTATCGCTAACGCGGTTACGAATAGCCCTAGTTCAACTGCTTGTGTTCTCGACTGATAATCGTCTGATTGATCAGTCACAAACACGTCACACCAGATACCATCAAACTGCAACCGGGATGAATCCAAACCATGCAGCAGCGTAGCCAACGCTTTTGATGTGGCGATATCACGTGATGTGCATTCTATGTCAAAGTCTTCGCTATCGGGTAGTGTACCAGATTCACCTAGACACCCATCGCGGTCTACACCTGCACGTGACACCCACACATAAGGCTTGATGTCTTCAGGTGTGCAGTCTGCTTTGAGTAGCTGTTCTAGCTGCGGTGCGTGATCCACGTGAACACGGTCATCAACTGTAGGTGTGACCGTGGGCAGCAGCCACGTTCTTAGCGATTCTGATAGATCTGGCATTCGTAGATGGGACGATATCGCCCCCACTCCAACGGCGTGATTTCGTCCTAGACTGATTGGAGTCTACCACGGTTCCTGCCACCGTCAAACCGGGATGTGATTTACGCGGGGGGTGGGCGAGATCGTGCACCGTGTAGGGTCTATAGGGGGTAATAGGGGTGTGGTGCAAAAAAGGGCATAAAAAACACCACACCTAGAATGTTTGGCCTATACCCTACACGGTGTTACGATTTCGCACGTTTTGAACGCTGGAACCCCTTGATTCATAGGCTGAAATGGCACCGTGTAGGGTACCGTGTAGGGGTATCTTGAAAAAGCACCCCTACACGGTGCCGACGATGTGTTTTTGCACTTTTGGTGCAGCACAGTGGCTATGGGTGGTCTTGACCGTGTAGGCCCCATAAAGGGGGTTACGATCGAAACAGGTGTACAATCGTTCAGAAGTGGTGAACACCTGTATAGTGTTTATGTGCACTGTAGAGCGTGCTAGAGTGGTGGCTGTGCTGATCTGGCTTGGTGGCCCTTACCAGTTTTGGACTCCTGGTAAGGGTCACTGTCTATTTAGTGGCTACGCCTGATCCCTCTGTATTTCTCCTGCAACTGCTGATAGATCAGTCAAAGCACGCTTGACTAGTGTGGCTCTAACAGTTGGTGGTACATTGGGCTCGAATTCTTCAATAGCTTTGTTAAGTACATACCGAGCAACCTCAAACAGTTCACCATAGCTGTCAGCAACCTGATAGATACAATCTAAATCAGGGTTGTACTCTAACTTGACTTGATACACCCCGTCACCACCTGCGTGAGTTTGCCACATCCCGTCACCTTCAACACGGATGAGAAGATTACGCTGAACGCAATTGGGTGTCAGTGGTTCAAGAACGTCTTTCTTAACAGCTTGAATAGACATGCCTTCTGTGAGAATGCGGTACCACGTATCGTCTTCACAAAGAATCATCACAGGCTTCTTACTGTGCTTGCGGCGTGCATTTGGTTCAAACTTGATGGGTATGAAATCAATCATTTGCTGGTTATCCTTTCTGCGTTTCCAATTTCGTTAAGCTGATAGATTTCCTTAGTCCGTTCGAAGTGGGGTCTGCCCTTTCCGTAGATCACATCACGCCCCCTACGTTCAACTTCAATGATGGGATAGCAGTCAATCGCTAGTGTGACTGATATTTTCATTGCCCCCTTCGGTTCCACGCCTAGGAATGCAAGTAGTTGTCGGTTGATCTGTCTATGGCTCATGGTAATACCACCCATGTTTTGTGTTTGCATACGGGACAGTTGAAAGCTAAATGAACGTTGTAATCCATCATTGACAGCTTGTCATAAGATTGACCGCATGCATCATTTGGTGATGCACGTAGTTTAGATTTGCAGTGTGAACACTTGAATGTGATTTTGTTCTCTTCTGGTTTCTTTGGTTCGACACGTTTTATGATTTCAATAGTCATCTTGTTTTATACTCTGGTGGTTTACGTGATTTGCCACGGACGCTAGCCCCTGTGTCATCAAGCCCTAACACCCACTCAACCTCTTCAACAGCTGCACGCATTGCTTCGCGTGGGCTGTCGTCTTCGTTCAACTCAAATTGTGCAAGATGCACGTTCTGTTTCGTACTCTGCCACCCTTCGTTTTGAAACACGTTCATAGGTTACGGTTTGTACTTTCATATCAGGTCAAAACTCCCATCATCAAAGTGGTAAGTGTTAGTACGATTCTTGTTGATCCATGTGTGTGAACGTCGGATGTGGTAGCCGTGGGCTGTGATTGTTCCGCTCTCACCTGTAACTTCGTTCAGGTCATGTGCAAGCTTCATTTTCAATGATTCACCAGGTTCACAAATATCATCCCTACGGTGCTCAACCTGTTTCATCAGATCGCGTACCGTTATTGGGTGCTCCCCCGGCTTTATTTCCTGACACACCACCCGCAACGTTTGTTGTGGACCCCCTTTGACTGCACCTGCATCTTGATCAAGATGCGTAGCAGGCAGGTTGAAGATGTTTTGCATGATCCAATTCATTGAACCGAACCACACGGTAAAGCTTCCCATGTCACCACAGGGCAAAGTTTGCTTCCCTTTGTCATGCCAGTGGGTCAGCACTTTGTAAACGCATGCCAGGTAGTAGGGCTGTTTAGCCCGCATGTGATCTAGAACAGACAGCCCATCAAACAGGTGCCATTGGTAGTCAGGTGCTCTAGGCTCAATTGATGTGATGCACGATCGACGCATTAGATCATCAGTCATGTGCATGCCGTTGGATGTGAGAGATACTGCGTAGCGTTTCGGATCGATAATGCGTCCTTCACGGTATGATGTTCTTGCCCACATTTCATCACCGGTCATGAAAGCCTCAAGCATCGGTGAGTTGAATTTGCCCCTGAAGTTATCAAACTGAATGAAATTGCAATCTAGTAGGGCAGCTTGAAAGTGTTCATCAGTTGTGCCTGCGTGTTCAAACTGGGTCACCTGCCGTTGCTTACCACTGTAGATCGCAGCATTCATGCTGTGGCGATAGCCTTTACCAGCTTGTGAACGTGTGGCCACACCCACATCAATGGGGCACCGCTCAATCAGTTGGCCAAAAGAACAAGCAGGGCTCAGAAGCCCCGCTACAGCCCTTGACTCATCCGCAGGGTGTATGAAGTCGAAATCACGCAAAACGTTCCGTAGGGCAGCTGCTGCTTCCTTTAACGATACGTTGGGCAGCTTCTCACCGCCAATCACGTAGGTGCCTGATGGTTCATGGTAGCCTTCAACAGTTATCAGCTTCCCATCTGTGTCTTCAAGCAGCACAGGCATAGCGTGTACTGACTTCACCTGCCGTAGGTGTACCGCGTTTAGTAGCTGTGATGACTTTGACAGCGAAAGTGAATCATTGTGCAGATCCATTTCAGCATTGGCGATACGCCGCACAGGTAGCGGTACCCAACCCATCAGCATCTTGTCTGTAATTGGTTCAAGGTTACCATTAACCACTTCCCCGCTATAGTCGAAACAATTTTCAGCTTCCATTAACACGGTTAGTTGATTGGTCATGTGTTTGAAGTCGACAAACATTGGATCATCAACTAGAAAATAATTTTCGGTTAGCTCCAATGGCAGTGCAGTCTGATCATGGTTGCCACCACCCCTACGCAAACCGCCGTGGATTAGGTAGTCAATCAACGCAACCTGTACATTGGGTTGGTGTCCAAACAGCTGGTCAATCACATCACGGGTTGCCTGCACGGATCTAGGGCTATTCAGGCTTAATGTTGTGCGTTCCTTTAACCCGTTGCCGTTGGTGAACAGAAGCCCCCACGCCCCCCGTGGTGCAGGTTCTGGTGCTGTGACCATATCAATTGCCTGTTTCAGCTCATCGGGGCTTACAGGTGATTCTGCACCACTCTGAACCGCTGCCCCATGTCGGTCTAGCCGTTTGATGGCTTGGTCAATATCAACATCAGGCAGCTGTTGAAACTTGTCGAGAATCGCAACGTCATCGCCTGACAACCGCCAACCGCACACGCGGGCATAGTGCACTAACGTTTTAAATGTGGCTTCTCTGCCGTCATATCGTCCGAAACTGACCCAATGTTTACGGCAATCATCAACACTGGTGAATCCCGGTTGGGTGGCTGACCACTCCGCGAATTCATCAAACAGGTCACCGCTGTGATGCAGTGCTGCCCCAATACGTAGCCATTCTTCGTAGGTGCCTGTTTCGGCACCTGTGATGCGTATCAAATCGATCTTAGATAGCAGTAGCTTGAATACTGCTCTAACCTGCTCAGTCAGGTCACCGCGTGGGCGGGGCACTACGATGTGCTGTTGGTGTTGTTCTAACCTACCGAAAATTTCATCTAGACTAGCCTGCGACAGCTCACGCAGTTCACCGCCATGAATGCGTTCACCTGTGATAGTGCAGTAGCTACCGCCACTGCTGAACACTTCAACCTTTTCACCGAACAGTTGTAGGGTTCGTTTGCCTGTGAACCGCATTGGCCCTGTGAACCAAACTTTAGCACCAGTACCACTAGGGCTGACTTCGGTATAGCTGTCTAGTGAGTTGATCAGCTGTTCAGCCCACGGTTCTAATCCGTCAATCGGATCATAGCAGTTATCAAGATCAACACAGGTTAGCCCTGTGTCTAATGGTGCAATGCCGATGCCACAGGTCAGTTCACGTGCAATCGCCTCTTTGGCTTCATACGTGCCGCGAATGTCAGCAAATGATGCAGGTTCGCCTAGGTCATTCGTGCAAGGTTTGTCCCAACATAGTTGCCCATCTTCGTTTGGTTCTTTATCCGCTTTCCGTTTGTAATCCCACAGCACCCATGATTCTGTTTCCTTTAACCCACGCGGAATATTCTTTCGTCTACAAGACGCTATTGGCTTCTGTAAAGCCCACACCATGCCCATGAAAGTCATTCCTTCTACGTTTAATCGCATCCATCAATTGTTGCTGTGATGTGCCTTTGTTCTTTAAATTGTCCATAATTGAATAGTCAACCGTGTGGCGTGCTAGAACATAATGGAACCGCACAGTGTCTGCTTCCTGCCCTTGCCGCCACAATCGCCGTTTCAGTTGGTCGAATAGTTCATACTGATCAGTTAATCCGTACCAGATCATGTTAGCCCCACCTGCCTGCATATTAGCCCCGTGGGCTAGGGCCTGTGGCTGTACAAACATAATCGGTATTCTGCCCTCATTCCAATTAGCAATGATTGCTTTACGTTCATTCGCTTTCACTTTGCCTTTGATGTAAGGTGCTTTTGGCCACACCTTCAACAACCGATCAAGATCATGGTTGAACTGAAAGGCAATGATAACCGGTTGCCCGTCCAATCCATCAACTAGGTGCTTGATTGCTTCAATCTTGACTGTGTGAATTTCTTCGTACTGTTTTTGCTCATCATCATCACGGTACCAACACCCACCGTTCGCAATCTGCCTACACATGCTGTACTTCACACCTGCATTACTTGCGGCAAGTGTTTCGCCACTATCCAGCAACGCTAATAATTGTTCGTGCATGTCGGCATAGACACGGAAAACGTCAGGTGGTAGGTCTACGTAAACCACATTATTTTTAACGTGAGGCAGCTCTAAGTGGTCGCGTGCATCAACACGCATCACTAATGGTGCAATGCGTCTTTCGATCTCAGGTATCTGCTCGTTGCGAATGCCCCACCGTGCTTGTTCCGCCCACCCAATCTGTTGCAGTGCCCACTGCCGATAATACGTCAAGGTTGGGCCTAATGCCTGCCCGTGGTCACACAGCCACATCTGTGAATAGATATCCTGATACCCATTCGGTTTAGGTGTGCCTGTCATCGTAATCAATTTTTTAATTCGGTTAGCGTTAACCATCTGCACTAGCTTTTCTGTACGTACAGCTGACCAGTTTTTAAACTTGGTTGATTCATCAACGATGACTAGATCCCACTCAGTGTCAGTTGATTCAGATAGCCACTTGACCCCTTCCGGGTTGATTAGGTGGATGTAACTAGACCCACCACGGCACTGCCGTTTTCTGAATGCCGCAGTGTTGTTTGTAGGGCTGTGGATTATTCGCGGTATCCACGGGTAGCCAAACTTCTGAATTTCCGTGGGCCAAGTTGAATAACACACATCCAATGGTGCGATAACTAATGTGCGTAGTGCTTGCCCTTGCTTACGTAGCCGTTTGGTTAGCTCTAACGCACACAGTGTTTTGCCTAAACCAGGATCAGCCCACCACGCTACCCCTGGTTGGTTTTCTACTATCAACCGCCAATAGGCAAAATCTATCATGCGGTTTTGGTAGTCATGCCTTTGCATCATGCCCTTTCGTTTGAGACTAGCCACAATACGCCATACCCTATTAAATCTTTCACTGTGTCTTCAATGGCTTCATCAATCTGACTTTCGTTGTTACGAAGATTTGATAGCCTGCTGATCTTGTCTGACATACGCACTAGGATCGCATCACCTGCTTGCATGTCTGGTGTTAGAACGGGTGTGTGAAAAACACTGTTGCCATAGTCAGCATTCTTTTTCAACAACAGGTCGCCCACCTCAATCAGTTTCGCAGCTATTGCTTTCTGATTCTTGTCGCCCATCTTCATCGCGTTTTCGGTAGCACTTAATGCACGTTCCATTGAACCCTGCCCTATCATTTGGTTTAAAAGTTAGTTCGCATTTTTCGTAAATATCGCCACAGGCACTGCAATAGCGGGCTTTGTGGTAGTGGGTTTCTTTCATGGTAGGCATCGTCAATCCCTTCTAGCCATTGTTTTATTTCGGTTAGATTGTGGCTTGTCAGCACATGCTGCCCACGCCTTTTCAACTTACGTTGTGTTCTCACCTGCCCTGGTCTTAGTTTACCTACTGGTGTTTTCAATTCTAGGAAAGCAACCCAACCATCACCGATGACTGTCCTATCAGGAAAACCTTCCTGACCCACGTCAATCAGTTTTCGGCATTGCCACTGTTTGCTATGGCACCACTTCCTGACAGCAGCTTCAAGGTTACCTTCTGGGCGTGCCATCTATCAGATACCCTGTTGGCATTTCCACCATTCTCTTTTGCTTCACAATTGAACCACGTACAGGCACTATCTTTGGCGTGGCACCACCCTTGCCTGTCCAACGTGTGGCGAAGTGGGGTCTGCGGTAATGTGGTATTGATTCAAATTTTCTACCAACATGGGTGCCGTGCACACCGCGTTTTTTCGCTTTGGTTATTCGCTGCGGTGTTGCCTCTTTACCGTTATCCTTCGCCAACAGTACAGGCTCAAAATAGTCAGGGTTCCCGTGCAACAAAGATATAGCTGCCAATACCTTTATTAAATCTAAATCTCCAATATCCCAATCAGGTCTTAGTTTGCTTACGCTACCAGGTAACATCAAAACTCTTGACTGCTCTGGTAGATAGCACGCAGTTACGTGTTTTTCATTTCTTGTATATGCCCTCGGTAGCCTTTGTGAAAACGTAGTGCTACTGCACGTGTAGTGTACGCATCTTTAGAACGTACAATAGTACTTTCTGGCAGTTCGATGAATTCCAAAAGTTCATCTACTTTTAGACTTTTACTCATGCCAAACACAGCTGGCCACACATTGTAGAAAGGTTGGTCAGAATTTACCCAGTCATTAAGGCCTAGACAAACAAAGGTTTGCCGATAGCTTTCTTCTGAATCGACTTTAGTAGGCATTGTGTCTAGAAGATATTTAGCATTGTATTTCAACAACCCCATATCAATTGAATTAAAAGTAACCATCAGAACGGTACCTCTTCTGTTTCTAAATGAAATTTGCGGTGGTCAAATGGTGCCAGTGCCACCAGGTTATCTGCATCATTGTTTTCACGGTCAAGGTCTATGTGATGGATTTCAAACCCTGGTGGTATCAGCTGATCATGTCGAGCCATCCAACTGACTCTATGTAATCCTATACTGATAACATACGGGGTACAATATATACGGCTGTACAGGTAGCCTTGCACGTTCGGTTGACATGAAATGACTTTGGCTGACTTGTGCAGACGTTGATTGACAAATGTGTACACACCTTGCCGCAACAGGTCTAACACCATCCACTCAGTCATTTTTTTGTTGTAGTGTTTCGGTGGCATTGTTCTGAACAGAAATAATGGTTGTTGGTCAATTTTCGATTGGCGGTTACCGTTAACCAGCCTAGCCGACGTGCATAGCTGATCAGTATGTGTGGGTAGGGTGTTGCCATGTCAATCGACAAGTCACATCTTGCACAGCGTATACGGTGTATCAATCTTTGCGGTACCTTTTGGTTACAAAACCGTCTGCGTCTATTGGGCATAACTTCCCCCATTCTGGTTTGCGTAACATTACCTGTCTGACTTTTTCCACCTCATGTGCCTGCTTCACATCCGCCACAATCTCATCATGTACGTGTAAACTAACTGCGAATCGCTGTTTGCGTGCTTCATCCATGCTGTGTGTCAGGTAATCGCGTGAAAGCCCCTGTGTGACATTCTCAAGCAGTGTGCCGCCCCATGTGCTTAACCGCTGCCAGTGGGCTGTGTAGTACGGTGAATCCTTTTGCCACAAGTATTCTTCATCAGGCAGCCTAATGATTTTTTCTCTTCTGTTCTGACCTTTGACCACTGCTAAAAAGGTGAGTGTGTATTTTTTCTTCCATTCGTTTTCGGCTGTGCGTTCACTGCGTTTCACGTAACTGGGCCACATCTTGACCACCCGTGGTGATGGGTAGCGGATGATACGCCCACTGGGTAGTTTGCAGCGTAACCATTCGTTACCCTTGAACCGTTCCATGCCGAAACGGATCATGCCTGCTTCTGTGATCTTGCCAGGGTGTTTGACCGCTTCAATCGCTGCTGTTTCCAAGTCATTCCAATACTGCGGAATCATGGCATACTCTTCACGGTACAGGGCCACTGCCTCTTTACAGAATTCAGGGCTTAGATCCACCGTCATGCCCATATTCTTGGCGATAGCTAGGGTGTTTTCACGGAACATGAAATGGCCTAGACCATAGCTCAATCCTAGGATGCACTGCTTGCCGATGAACCGTTCAAGTTTGTCTTTCTTGGTCACCTCAAAATCAAACAGCTTGGACGCAAATATACAATAGACTTCAGTATCTGCCCGGAATTGATCTAGCATAGTCTGCTCATTAGCAAGCCACGCACTGACACGTGCTTCGATGCTGCTGAAATCCATTGGGCACAGGTAGCCGCCATCCCGTGCAACAATCATGCCCCGTACGATGTTCGATACTGCATCTGTGACGTTGCCATACTGCCACTCAATCAGATCAATCGTTTCGTCCAATGTCTTGCCAATGTGCACAGCATCAGCACACACTTTGATAGCCAGGTCATCAGCGTGCCCACGCTTCATGTTCTGTGTCTGCACACCATGACTACTGAATCTGCCTGTAGATGCGGTGTGGTACATGTGCGTGCCGCGTATACGTCCGTCATCTTCAACACGATTGATGAATCGTTTGAATTTCTTCACTGCGGTTTGTGCAAGGGTTTGCCTGATCTCCAACACCCTACGCTCAATTTTTGTTAAGTCTTCACGCTCCAATGCTTCTGCCACGGTGGGTGCTTGCATGTTGGGTAGATCTAACCTGTCGAGATAATCAATGTAACCCTGTGGCCCATTGGTTTTAATTTTGCCACCTGTGATTTTGACTAGTTCATCAAGTGCCCTTTCCTGACTTCGTGTAATCAGTTGACAGATACGTGTGCAGGTTTTGATGTCGATCTGAAAACCGTAGTCATTGATCATTTCATTGATACGCCACACACGCATTTCTTCATCGGTCAATTCGTGTGTTAGATCATGTATCTGTTCTGTCACTTCCACATCAGTAACACAGTAATCAAATACTTTTTTCAGTTCGGTTGGGTCATCATGATACTTGTCAGGGTTTGTTTTGGTTACCTTTCTTTGTTTGGTGTATTTCAACATCAGCCTATGCCCTTCCATATCCTTTTGGGTGGGCAAACCTAACGCTCTAGCTGATTCTTCTAGTGATCCTGGTAGCCCCATAGCCCTGCACCGTGCTGCTGTGCACATCCATTTCGATAGTGGCACACTGTCCCACCCCAACACGCGTACGCAGTAGTTAGCCCACACCAGACGTTCAAACGTTGCGTTGTGAGCAACCCATGTTTCTTTTGGGTCAGGATTCATTGCCCAATCAGGGAAAGGGTCACCAGGTAGCCACAGCGTGGGCTTTTTCCCGTAGACTTTCGACGCTAAGCACAACAGCGTGAATTCACGCTGTTGTGTGTACTTGCTGGTGCCTAGGTCTTTCAACCTGCCACCTTCATCACGGGTTTCAAAGTCAATAAATCTAAGCATTCCTAGAAGCTCACATTATCCTGACTCAATAAATCAATAACGCTGCTCAATTGATTTGCACATGCGTTAATACCTTCATCCCTTGCATCTGCTTCTACATCACCTTCCATTTTTGTTTCGCGGATTTCATGTTTCCACCAACGCTATCTGTTCTGGCTTGTTGCGTTCAGCTTTGTTTGCTGGCCACCAGGTCAAGTAGCTTTGATGAATGTTTGCACACAATTGATTTAAACCCATTATCGACACCCTCATAAAAAGAAAGCTGTACCCCTGTGTGGAAGGGGCACAGCTTGTGAACCGTTGATTAGACGTGGGGGGTTAGACTAAAACGGTTCACTATCCCAATCACTATCATCACCGATGTCAGCAGTCAGTGCTTCTGATTCTTCGATGTCGTCAAAGTCTTCATCAGCGTTTGACTTGCCACCTGCAATGACTTCATCCACCTTTGTCATCATGACACTGTTCATCCACAGGGAAACACCACCATTGCCTTCGGTGTAGGCGAACATGGAAAACTTCACGCGACCCCAATAGCCTGCCATGATGTCCTCAGTGGTCGCTTCCATCCAAGGATGTTTGCCGTTTGGTCCTACGGGTTTGCTTGTGTCTCTAACCGCTTTGCGTACGTCCAATTCACGGTCAGAACGGAACGCGATAAACATGCCATTAGGGTGTTCAAAACCTTTCTTGCTCAGCTTCTCTTTACAGCTGCGGAAAGGGTTGTTGAATTTTGGATTGGCTAGTGCCTCTTCACGTTTGGTAGGATCTGGCCACTTCGCGACTATGAGTTTTTTAGCCACGGTTCGCATTTCCTGAAGTACGGATTTGTCAGGAAAAACAAGAGTCAAACGGTACAGCCCATCAGGGTGTCTGTCTGCATCAAGTTTGAATTTGGTGCGTGAGAACACGCTTGGGTAGGAAAAAATGCCTTCAGGTGTAACGCCTGATGCCTGATGTCCGTCAATCACAATACTACTCATAGGATATCATCCGATTCTTCTAGGGCAGAATCAAAAGCCTGATCCACCGTTTCGAAAGTCAACGCTTCACCCTTGGCACTTTCAGGCACTAACTTGATGCCGCGTGCAGGCTTTTGCACGATGCCTGTGGTGATTCCTTTTTTGCCAAGCTTTTCAGCTTGTGCAGGGCTGATTAGTTTTTTCGTATAACACTCAGCCACTTTCAATCCACGCTGTCTGAGTTTCCTTTCTGTGGTCTCATCATCGCCCACCCATGTGCGGTGCCCGTAGCCCTGAACTGCTTTATATCCGGGTATCTGGTGACCGCTACGTGTGCGGCATAGTGCCTCATCGTAACAACGCTTTAGGCAGGCACTGATTGCGTCTGCGTTGTCAAGCACCCACGCTAGATGCTCGTTTTCTTGAAGGATAACATGGTCTGTTAACTCAGTTGAAGTTAACTTTTGCATGCCCTGTTTAAACTCATCACACTTGCCCAAAATCGCCGCAGGGCATAGCCCACAATGGGAACCAACAACCAATTCATTTTTGGCTACTGCCTCAAGCACCGCTTTCGTGAAGTGGTCTAGGTCAGCATCTGTATACTCATAGGTTGCTGATTCCCAATCCCAATCATCATATCTAGGTTGTGCGATTGTAGTGCGGTAGGTGTCATGCCTGCCAAAATGTTCACGCACCAACAATAGGTATAGCATGCCCTGCCAATTGTCTTCGCGTTCCACCCGAATGCCTGTGCCATTCTTGAAGTCAGCCACATGTGCAATGTCGCCATCGTCTAACGTCCAATACAGCATCAAGGCATCCATCGTGCCGCCAAGGTTTTTAATTTCCTCACTTTCTAAACGCAATTCAACCTGTGGAAAAATTTGATTAACCAAACAGATTTTCTGAATCGGTTTGACATACTCACTGACCACGCTGGCTAACATTTCGTCAGGTTCAACAATGGTGCACCCACACCACTGGCAGGGTGGTGTGGTACACGCTTTTCTACAGCCCTTGCACAATGTGGGGGTTGGTGGTTGCACACCATCAGTTAGCCACTGTGCCCCATACTCATGCCCCACATCACCTTCATTGCTGTAGGCATTGCTGCCGTAGGTTTTGCATTCTGCGGACAACTCAATTGACCTGCCGCAGATTCGCCACCTAGTAGATGCACTCGGGCTGATAGGGCTGTGCGTACTCATAAAACGTCATCGTCCGGTTCTTGGGTTTCTTCCTTCGGTGGGTTATCAATCAGCTTCTGAAGCACTTCTGCTGCTTTCGCTAACTGATCATCATCCATGTCTTTCATCGCAGGCAACCCTGCATCCTTGACAGCTTGCCGCATTGCTGCAACACCGTGGGCGTCACCTGCTTCATTGGCAAGTGCCCGTACCTCATCCTGTGTTACCGTCTTTTTCTTCCGTGATGTTCGTTTCTTCGCCGGTGCTTTCTTGGGTGCTTCCGTCTCCTCTGTTAGGCACCCGAAGATCGATCGTATCACCGATTCCAACTTCGGGCCTATTTCGATTTCGTGTTTCGCCATCCTGTTTGATCCTTTCAAAAACTTCTTCGCGGTGAATAGATATGTCCGTGGGTGCGTCAAAATGCAATCTGACAACACCATTATTGATGCCGATGATTTTGATTTTGATGGAATCACCAATCATTACAGATTGGTTCATGCGTCTAGATAGGCAAAGCCCTGCCATAGATTCATCCTTGTTTAAAAAATGAATATAGACGGTGGCAGTCCAGTGCCCGCCGTCTACTGTTGCTGTACTCCGTTCAACTCATCCCATCGTTCAGCAGCAACTGTGTGACCCACGTTTCAACTGTATGGGAATTTAACATGTTATCAGGCTGTGTCAACCCTCACATTTATTCGGCAGATTATTTTCTAGTTCTTGAAGGAAACTATCCAATGCGTGTAGGCGGCTATTCAACCCTTTGCCGTTTTTAGCGGAAGCTTCGCGACTATCTTCAATTTGCTGCCTTGCGTCTTCCATCAGACTTTGAATCATCTCAAGTGATTCATGCACATCCATTACATTCCAGCACTTCGGCACTTTGGCAACTTTTGTAGGACAACAATATTTCCGCTTTTCACTGATGTAGCCCGCTTTTCGTCCACTATTCGGTCGGTATCCGCCGCGTGTTTCGCACATGTCATTGCCCTTGCCGTTTAATGGTTACCGTCAATCAACTGAACGTTACTTCAACACAAGGGCAACACAAAATGATCAGTACATATCTGTGCTGAAAAGTTGTAGGCACACAAAAGAAAAACCCCCATCACGACAAGTGATGGGGGCTGTAGGAAAAACTCACCTCATGTGAATTAATCTCAATCTACTCTAAAACGAAAGGGCATTAAAGTGAACAAAGATACAGGTGGTATGTGCTTTCACGGTGCCTTCATGAACATAGGCACATTGTTAGGGCGTGGCATTCCTGGGGGCAATATTAAAGTTTGCCACGGCACTTGTTGGTCAGCAAACCTTAACGTTTGGATTCAACACGGATGGCTTGAAGTGCAAGGGTGCGGGTGGCTTGGTGCGGATATTACTTGTTTTGACTATGCTTCGGATGAACTATTTATGCCTCGCGATCAGTATTACCTTATTGGTCACATCCGTAATGTACGCCGTTACAGTGTTCAGGAAGCATTAGAACTAGCTACCGAACATGGGCATTCAGGGCCATGGGAAGAAATAGAGGGTGAATGATGACATTTCATGAAAAATGGAAGGCAGCGATGAAAACGAAAACATTTGTATCTGTTTGGGATAAAGTCAACATTTACCAGTCTGCCACTGGGCGGCTAGAAGGTGTTGCAACAGTTGTAAGAGTCCATAGGCAGTCAGATGAAGAGGCTGCTTTTGTTGATGTGCGTTTTGACGACGATGGCAAGAATGGGCCTATCTACCCACGGTGGGTTTGGCCAAAAGATGTAATCTGAAAAAAATTCCACGTAGGGTGTTGACCTAGTTATCAATTGCCGATAACATACACACATACACGGAACACAACTTCAACTCAAAAGGAAAAACACTATGTCACTCATGCTTCACTGCGGTGCCGAAGAAATCACACTTGATGCCCTTCGTAAGGTCAAGACGCCTAAAGCTACTGAAAGCTTTGTGCCTGTACCACATGCTGACTTCGTTGAATCGGTCACAGGTCAGCTAACCGAAAATGGTTACAACATCAAAAGCCTTGACCACGGGCTAGGGCGTGATGGTCAACGCTATTTTGGTGTTGCTACGCTAGAAGGCAAAAGCAAAGAACGTGATACAGTCATTGGCCTACGCAACACCCATGACAACAGTTTCGCCGCTGGGTTGTGCATTGGTAGCCGGGTTTTTGTCTGTGACAACTTGGCTTTTCACGGTGACAGTGTCCAAGTTGCACGTCGGCACACTCGGCACATTATCCGCGATCTTGACCACGTTGTTGCACGTGCAATTGGTGATCTTCGCAAAACGTCTGAAGACATGGATGAAAGAATTGCATGCTACAAGAACACCGAAATTGACGATCGGCAAGCCCATGACTTGGTGTGCCGTGCTTTGTTGGCTAGAGCCGTCACACCCACCCGCGTGCCCAATGTGTTGGGCTTGTGGCATGGTACGGAAATGGCAACAGACCCTGACGGAAATGAAGTAGAATTTCAGTTTGATGACTTCAACGTGTGGACTCTGCAAAACGCATTCACAGAAGTTTACAAGGGCCGTCGTAGATCATCATCAAAACGTCAAGTGCCCTGCACGGGGTGCTTGATGTCCACTGTGGTCTTGCGTCGTAGTCTTGCCTTGATAACGCATGCCTGCTAATATGGCAGGCATGCAGAAACTATTAGACAAAATCGAAACACGTAGGGTGCAAATCGAAATATCCCAATTCGAGGCACATCGACGCACCCTATTCCATCTAAACAGTGATGCAGAACCCAATCGGTCTAACTGGTCAGGTGCTGTATCTGGTAACCGTGGGGTCAGCCTTGATACGCTATTTGCAATGGCAAAAGCAGTGGGGCTCAGAATTGAAGTGGGGTTGTTTCATGGAAAGTCTAGAATCGCGAAGACTAGCAGCTGGTTTTGATTTCAATAGTGATGGGGTGGTTGATCTAATTGACGTTGATCAACTTTGCCTGCAAGTTGCCTACCGGTCTGAGGATTTTTCTTTTGATGCTGATGGTGATGGTTGGGTAGGTTTGTTGGATGTCAACACGGTGCTTGAATCGATCGGCAGTAAGCGGGGTGACCTTGACTTAGATGGGGACACTGACAGCACAGATATGTTGATGGCTTGGCAAGCAAACAGCAACTTACGCAGGGCTGCCAACCCATCTAACGACGTTGGGCACCGTGATGCTGGGATGTACTCAGAAGGCAATTTCTTCTGCCGTGATGAAGGCGTCATTCCATTACGGGCTAACATGTTCGATGTTGACCGCAGTGTTGCCGCAGAAGCTTTTGTGGGCATGAATGGTGATTACAACGTTGACGGTGTGTTTGATTCATCAGACATTGTGCAGCTGTTCGCCACTGGCGACCACACAGATGTTGACACTAGTGAGCTAGTTCAGCTATTTCAACAGGGTCATTATGTTACTTAATTCACCTTGGTGTTGGGCAGAATGTGCGGCAGTCTTGGTGAAGCTGTTCGTGCTGTGTGTGAGGGTTCGATTCCCGTGCTTGGTGCAATCATGCCATGCTGCCCAACACCTGTTAAACTAGGTAGATAGCAGTTTCAAACCTTTTAACCAGGTTGTTCGTCATCAGTCAGCTGCTATCTACCTTCAAACAAAGAAAGCCCCACACGCATCAGCAGGGCATTGAACTGATGTTTGTGTGGGGCTTAGAACCGGTGGCTAACCGGATTACCGGCAGGGTGCCGCCATGCATCGCCTGCTACGTCTCACAGGTGCGATTCTAATCGCCTTTCTCTGCACTGTGGTAGTTTCAACCCTTCTCTCAACTGATCGACGCAGGATGCCGCAATTGGGGCCTACGCATTGGCTCTGACTTTGATTCACGGTTACCCTGTGTCGAAATAGACCGCCAAACAGCCTAGGGCGTGCCTCTGCTGCTGCGGTCATCAATAGCAGAATCAAAATAGCTCTCATCCCTTTATCCTCCAATAATCGGTACACGCGACATCGGGGCATTGGTTTCGCCAATAGCTGCAACGGATAACCGATTGCGTCTAAAGCTTTCGCCAACTTCAGCGGCACGCCGCGTGTACATGTGCCTGCCACCCCATGATTCGTTAGTTTCTCTGATGAACAATTCACCATCGCTTGCTTTGAAAATGCCAATGAAGCACATGTTGTGTGCCCATGAATCACGCGGATTACGTGCATGGATGGCAAACCCATCACGGTGTTCACCTACTTTATGAATCGCTTCACCGCTGCACACAAAAGCAGGCTTGCCTGCCCATAACACTTCTACCAGTTGATCCAGTGAACGGATTGATGGGGTTTCCATCACTGTAAAATCGGCATCGTCTTTCAATTCATCCAAGTATTGCCACTTGCCGAATGCACGATACAAACGGGCATTCTGCGGTTCAGGAAAGTCAGTATCACGGTTAGCGTTTAACCTAGCCAAAAGTTCTTTTAGCTTAGGTGAGTTGCAGCGTAAAATGCCATCTTTCGCCATTGATGCTGCCATTGGTGCACAATACAGCCCATCACCACCCCGCATGTTTGCACGCCTGCGTGCCATGCCATAGGTGAATGGTCCGTATGTGGCATAATTGTCAGCTCCAAACTCATTCCGCCCTAGGTATTCCTGTGGCTGGCCTAGTACTGCGGTTTCATACATGTACCGTGCAACCAATCCGCGAAATGTGTTTGACTGCACACAACTGCCAATGATTTGTGGTTTCCACAATAGCGGTTTGCCGTGCACAAACTCATCGATCAGTGATAGGTCATTGCTGCCAGGTTGTCTACCTTTGCTGACTTGGAATTCATCCCACTTTTTTGCCATCACTTCGTTAACAGCTTTAGCGGGTCTGATCTTGGTCGCAACAGGCATGTCATTGCCGAAGGCATCATACATTTTGCGTTCAGCTGTTAACGCCTGCCCTTCCGTTTTGGTTCCATCAGTCCAACCCATTTGAGCGTTATCGGGCTTGACCACTTCATCAGCACCCCGAAAATCAGGATTCAATGTCATGGTTTAAACCCCTTTGCAACTGCAACATAGTACCTACTCAAAGTTTCGCGTGGGATGTTGTCAAAACGTGTTGCTAGATCTGCGTTCAACTGGTCCCAAACAGGTTTATAAGAGTCGTACGGTAATTCCTCTAAACGTTTGATTAACACTGCTGTTGTTTGGTCAATCGTCGCTTCTGGTTGCAACAACATTTGAGCAACTGCGTTATAGATCTCAGCTGCTTTATCGTTGTGTTTCAACCCTTGTGCCCACTGGGCAACCCGTCGCCCAATGTTGTCAAACTCGTCTTCAGGTATCGTATCGGGTTGTGGTGATGGTTCATCATCATCATCATCATCAGGTTTGGGTTGTTCGCCTAGGTGCACGATCCATGTTGTAACAACCCATTCCTTTGATTCCCAATCAAGGCACTGACTTTCTATCTCAATAGTTTTCTGCTTTTGTTGTGCGTTGAAAACTACTGCACGTCCGTTTTCATAAACTCTAAAACGCAGGTCACGCGGGATACTAGCCCGCCAAATAACTGACTTGCCTTCAGTGGCTTCGACTTTCAACTCTACTGGAAAGTCTAAGTTGTTGGGGGTCAGTTCTTTTGTTTCCTGTACAACAGTCTGCCCCACACAGACTGTTGTCGTAAGCAGAAAAAAGGTTAGGCTACGTATCACGGTTGGACAACCATTCATCTAGCATTTCCTGTAGTTTCTTCATGACGATCGGCAGCAACAGTTGCAGCAGAATGCCACGCCCAGCACCAGCGGGCACCCCGCCTAGTTCAGTGCACAGTTCCTTGCAGCCTTGTTCAAATCCTGATGATGCAAACACTTCCGGTTCATTGTTGTCACCCTTCAACCACTCCGCACCAGCTGCAATGATTGTTGCAATGCAGTGAATCATGCCTACAGGGTCACGTGCAAATTCATCTGTCAGCTGACCGTTACGGAGTAACTCAAGTAGCCGGTTGATGCATTCAACGGGAGACGAATGGGAAAAAACGTCATTCACTTTGACCATGATCAATTGCCCTTTCAAGGTGGTGTTGGTGTTGACGGTGTGGGGTGTGTTGAAAACCAACCGCTTTGTATCCCCACACCTGCTACCCCAAGCACAACAGCTGCCATTGCCAAAACAACGACCGCAATCAGCCATGCTTGATTATTCGTTGTATTATTTTTCTGCCCCCCACTTGTGATCTGATCCCCGCCTATGTGGTCGTTATCTGAATTCACATTCACAGTTGTACCTCCGGTTTGGCCTCTCAAATCACCTGCAATTTTCAGCACTTCCTGTAGTGTCTGTTCTAGTCTTTCAACACGGTGTGCGTTTTTATCTAAAGGAAACACTAGTGCATGAATTACAGCATCCTCGCCTTTTTCATTGATTATTTTTTTTTCAATTGAGCACCAAGTTTCTTCACCGCTTGCTGTAACGTATCGATGGTTAGCGATTGTTTCTTCTACTTCTCCGTTTTGCAATGCATCTATGCGTCTTTTCGCTAGGTGTCGGTCCTCTTTTGGTATTAATTCTTCTATCGACATGCCCACCAAATTGATCACATCATATCCAAGGATCTGGGCAAAAGTCCTGCTAGCCCTTTTGATTTTTCCATCTAGTCCGATTTCTGCAACGCCTATCGTTTTCCATCCTGCAACCCATTCAAAACGACTCCCGTTGCTGCTCATTTAAAACACCCTCTATTTTCGCATAAGCCTCAGTCGTTAGCCGCTCATTCCGTTCAATTCTTCTCAGCACCAACCATGTGCAGAATGTGATTGAACTGAATTGCAACAATCGTTTTGCGTTTGCAAAAGCCCCTACAAAATCAAAATCATCCCTGAAAGTAGCGTATGCAAAACCTGTTGTCGCGAGTAATGCAGCTGCGTTGGCTAAGCACATTAACGAAAAAGCTTTTCCTGTACCACATAGTTTTGATGCCTGATAAGAGGCGTATAGTGTGTACAGAAAACCGCATGCACCTAGAATCACTGTGCTTGCGTTCATGTAAATGTGATAGTCGATGTCCACTTTTGATCCTTAATTTCGACTAACAATGTAAGAGGATGTTTTTGCCCCCTGGTGGTCTGGCAACCATTTACCAGGGGGCATTTTTTTATCCATTCCAAGTAGCACCACTGATCGTACCGTCATGGTTACCTTGCAAGTCTGTAACCGTTGTGCCTTCCCCTTTCTGGTTTTTCCAGTGGGCATAGGGCGTGGGTCTACCTACTGCATCACTATAGACTTGACCCACCTGTGCCGCTGTTAGTTCTTGGTTAAATACCATCAATTCGCCGATATCGCCATCGGCAAAATCTGTTGTATCTGCACCCATTCGAAGTAGTGCTGTGGTGTTGTCCATGTATGTGTATGACCCTGCTTCATCTGTCGAGTCATTATCTAAGGCACCGTCTACATAGATATTGATGCCGCCAATCAAACCACTACCATCATAGGTAGCTGCCACATGTATCCATGTGTTTTCGCGTGCAGTCAGTGCTGCTGAAAGTTTCCCTAGCCGCACACTTGTACCACCACCACCATACAGTGTGAGAGTTAACTTGTCACTGCTGTCTAGTGACAGTAACCATTCCCAATCAGTGGTATCTTCCTTGCAGGCAATGCGGAATAGTGTTGCGTCAGTTGGGCGAATCCAAGCAGCAACACTAAACGGTTCATCTGCTGATGCACCATCGCTGAATTGAAATTCAGTTGCACCGCCAAGGTCAACAACATCATCAGTGCCGTCAAAGGTTAACCATCGTTCCGTTGGCGGGAAGTTACCCATGCGGTTTATAATTGCATCCCAACGCGGTGTGGTGGGGCTCAGTTCATACTCACGGTGCCCCCACGCTTTACCACCACCTGTGCTGACATCCATGTAGATCACATTCAGGCTACCGATTGCATTCTGATACCAATCAAGCCAATCATCGTACAACACACCAGCTAGGGCACTGTTGTTGTACTCATAAAGCTTGTTCTGTGCAGTTTCATATGTGTTAGGGCTGATTGTTTCAAGGTGGGTGCCACCTTCGTAAGTAATCACTCCGTCAAGCCCACGGGCTTTAGCGTTTGCATCCCATGTGAGCAATTGTTGTTTGACTTCATTTTCAAAATTATCTCTGACTGCTGCGTCGATTTCGTCTAAGGTCATCGATCCGATTGTGGATTCATTCAGTCTGGACCAACGCCCACCCATGTAGCTTGCAACAGCTGCAACGTCAACAAACGTCATGTCACGGGTTGCGTTGCTATACATTCCGTTTAATAAACCTGTACCGGGCAGTTGTGAAGCTAGAACACCGACTACTTCACCTGGTGCAAATTCTGCTTTGAACAGTTCTGCAACACGGTCTGCACGATCGGCGTAGAATCCACTACGCCCACCATTGTTCTGACCATTAGTGTTGCCAACCAAGTTGTCAATGTACTGCGTAACTGGAAACTGACCGTTCCACGCTTCATTGGAATACTCGCAGTAAACTTTGATTCCTGTTCCGCTCAGCTTTGCCGCTAACGCTGCTGCGAAAGTAGTAATGTCGGCATCTGTCATCAAATGATGAACACACACCCACGGGTCAAATCGGAATTCAAGGGCCATGTCCCCGATTTCATCGGCAGAAATCACGTGATGCGTGAATTCATTATTGGCACCAGTTTCTTGACGCACTGTAGGTGCTGCACTGTCGAATACTCCTACATTGATCCGAAGCATATCCATGAACCGGATACAGCTTGCCTTGCGTGCACGATCGGCAAAGGTAGCTGTGTATTCGTGGGGTGTGTCTGTGGTGCCTTGCAGTCTGATATCTAGGTCAGGGCCAATTTCGCCATTGAAGTTGAGAATGACAAAAACCTGATCAGCAGCAATTACAAAGGTATCGCCATCACGGTCACCACTGCCGCTGTGTGAAATCTCATAGGTGCCAGCGGGTAACTTTTGGTCACCCCATGTGTTGATTCTGATCGAAGTTGCACCGCTGTCAGGATAGCCATCGGCACCGAATGTTGCTGCACCACCGATCGGCTGATAGAACGTGGGAAACTTTGCAATGTTCTTGTAAGCGTTGCCTGATTGAAAATACCGTTCATCGTTCATGTTGAACCCAATTTTATATGCATTGGATTCAGGCACTGTGATGCCGCCACCAGGGTTACCACCGCCTGTGACAGCATCGATAACGCCAACCGCCATTTGACCAACCCATTCATCGTTGAACACGCTGGGTGGGTCTTGTTCAACCCCGTCATCAGTCATTAAAAAGTCATCGACGTAAACAGCTGATGTGGCATTTTCAATGTATATGCCGTGCTTAGTTGCAGTGTTGAACGTGGCTTCGGTTCCACTCCACTCTTCAACGTCGTCAACATAAACAGTGATGTCATTGCCTGACAGCACAACTTTCAATTCACACGGTGTGTTGTCATCACCTGCCGTAGTGATGCCTGATGCTATGGCAGTAAACCCACCGGCTTCAACCTTTTGCACTACTAGGATGTTATTTGAACCGTTGTAGTGTAGCCGTGCTTGTAGGTTGTTGTTCCCATCAACCTGCCTAAAGCACAGCCCTGCACGTTCGGATGATGTGGCAGAAGTTTGTACTGTACAGCTGATGTGCCCATCTGCCGTACCAGATTCAAGGGTGTATTGTGATCGGTTGCCGCTTACGCTATCAACTTCGATTCTGTTAGAAACAATCGACATACCAGGACTACTCAGCCCGCGTGATGTCCAAGTTGGCGTACCATCTACAAATTCCTTTTCAGGTGTACGCCCGTCTAAAGAGGCGTCTGCACCTGTGAAAGTATCTTTGAATAACGTGGTCACAATATCACCCTTGAAATTTTAGTTAGGTTACGCACCCTGGTAGTACAGCATCACAGGCCGAAACACGTTGTCGTCAGGAAATGTCGGGGTGCCGTCGAAGAATGACACATTAGCAGGCCAAGTTATGTTGTGCCCATTAGTCTTGATCGACACAATGTAAACGCTGTCTAAGGCACCATTACTGAAAGTGAATGTGGTATCGTCATTCAATTCGATTCGCTTGTTACCACTTCGACTAGCAGAAAAATCAATGTTGACTGCACCACCAACTGTGCCCATGTCATGACGGTCTGCTAACGCATCCTGTAGCGTACGTAACGAAATTTTATAGTTGGTTGGCGTGCCGTTTTCATCCACTAACGGAATATACAAACCCGTTGGGTCAGCACCATCAGCAAAGGGGGTCATTTCAGAAACTTTGGTCATGGTTAACTTTCCTTTAGCATTGATGTGCCATCTTCCATTTGCATTGGCGTGCCATCTTCCATCAGAATAGCACCGGCAGTTGCAGGGTTAGAAGGTATGGCAGCAACGAAGTCATCGAAAAACTTATCTGTCCAGTTCGACTGCTCAAAGGCTTGACGCCAAATAGTTACGTTAGATGAATCAGCTGTAAAGTGGTCATGTGTTGGTTGATCCACCCCGTAACCTGTCAGCGTGTTCTGCTGCATGTTTGTAATCCCGCTAGGTGTGATCGGTCCAAAGTCAAAAGCGTAATCATTAGACCTACGCGGAATTGTGTTTTGGTTAGCAATCCATTCAGTGCCTGCACCAGTTTTCAAAGTGAAGACTGATTTTTTACCGCTGCCGCCGTTCCCTGGTGACTCTTCAAGCAGCGTACCGGCACGGTTAGATGCACAGTCAATACAGGTGTTGTGGGAAAACTCACCTGTGCCTGCATCTGCGATTAAAGCTGATGCGTTGATGTCATAGAACGTGTTATGTAGTGCTTGTACATTTAGCGGCCCACTGCCGCCAGGTGCAGCTTCTAGAATAATACCGTTTCCTAACCCTTCAAACAGGTTATGGCTGACTTTAACACCAGGTGCATTACACAGCACACCGCGTGTGCTATAGTTGCTGCCACCTGGGCCAAACAGCTTATTGTGTGAGAACACAGTATCACGTGCACGAATAAAACAGGCATGGTTGTTGGTGTTGTTGGCAGTGCCGCCACTGAAATGAAAACGGTTGTGCGTGTAGGTAATGTCTTCACCTTCACTGTGGCAGCTAAACGGCACAGCACTAATACTGCCGCCTACGCAATATACATCGTTGTCAGCTGCACTGAATTGGACATTACCATACCTATGACCACCACTTGACACTGCACCTGTATCAATACAGTGCCTGCACGTGTCAAACTTGTTTCCATTCAGCTTGCCACCTTCCGAAGCAACTACTAGGATTCCGTAGCCTGCCCCGGCATGTTCAACTGCACTGAATGACTCATGTTTTTGTTCGTGGTTCAAACCGCGAATCACAAAATCGTTGCAGTGCCTGATTCTAACTGCACCTGGTACGGGGTTAATCGCATAGCCGTTTTCAAACCGCAGATTATTGACCTTGTCAAAGCTAACCGATGTTGAATCAGGCACATCAGAAACTTTCTGATAGTTGGCCCCGTCCCATCGGTAGTGCCCTGCACTGCCACCTGTTTCAATGCTTGCCCAATCGTCTGTGGTGCTGCCGGGAAAAGTAGCTTCAAGCGTAGGCACGTCACCGCTGTTGATACTGCCCTGATAGTTGTCGGATAACATCACCGGGTCAGCACCCTGTGTGTAGTTAGGGGCAAACGTCCAACACATACCGTCAACGTAAGCTTGCGGTATCATGTCAATCACGGCGTAACGTGGGTTTGTTGTCAGTGCATCACGTATGGGTTTGTTCAACTCATACTGATTGCTGTTGATTTGCCGGATAACACGCCGCAAGTTCATTGGGCGTGATTCTGTTGATGCTCCATGCCGTGCATAATCCCCTGTGTATTCATTGTCAGCACCTACTTGAATGTACTGACCTATTTCAAGGTTTGATGCTGATTCGACCCACGCTTGCCCTGCCGCAGTTGCAGGAATGCTAACAGTGCTACCTGTCAGCATGTCAGATGAGAAATCAACACCGATACCCCAATAGCTGCCGCGATGGAATGTAAACATTCCACCCTCTTCAAACTTAATGCCGCCACCTTTTGTCATGTTGATCAGGTGTCCTGATGTCAGGTGCACATCACCTGTGACAATGATATGGGCGGGTTTGTTAGAAGCTTCAATGACAGCTTCTAGCGTTGACATTTGCAAGTCATCAGCACTTGCGTCACCGGTTCCGTGAAACTTATAGACGTTGTTTCGGCTGTTACGTCTGATCAAAGTCATTTATTCACCATCCAAAACTGTGACACTAGCTAAATTGTTTTCGATTGAATTGATGTAGATCACTTGTGTGGCGTAAGTTGATGAATCAACAGGTATCTGACCGACATATCCGCCTAGGGAATCATCCCAATAGGCGTACCTACCATCTAGCTCTGTTGCCAAATCCCAATCAACGTTTGCCCAAAAGGCTTCAACATCACTACCCTGATACGTTAGGTCATAACCATTGCCCGATTCATCCGGCACTGTGGTGCCGTGTTTACGTGTAAAGTCATATTTAACGTTGCCGTCAATTTCTACTGATGCTATTTCACCATGAAAAACACGGCTACCTAGACCGGATGAATGACTATAAACGCCAACTCGCAAAGGTATGGTTGCGTTATTGTGTAGTGAGGCATGCACGCCTGATGTTTCTTCAACTGCCAGCACATCATCTAGATAGATGCGTACATGTGTTGAAGGTGTGTATTCGGCTCTGATGTCGTACCACTGATCAGGTGTTATTGCGGACGTAGTGATAACTAGGTTGCCACCTGATGTGCCGTCATCTGAGACAATGAATCGGATTTCATCATCTACAGTACGTGCCAACATAATCGATCTGTTAGAGCCAGAAATTGTGTACTTGGATACAATGGCTTCAGTGGCTGTGGCGCTGCCTGTGGTTATTTTCAACCGTGCACGGATGATAAACGGCCCTTGCAGGTCTGGTGTTGTTACGTCAAGAAAGTCTTCCTCACCATCAAACACAGCACCAGCTTCTGTACCAGGATCACTATAAAGCAACCCTTCCGGTATCTGCACAACGCTGCCTGGTGGTGCATACTCAATATGATCTGTGTCAGGTACATCAGTGACCAGTCCGACCCAATCGCCACTAGCTGTGACATCGTCGAAAACTTCACCACTCGATTCATGGCTTAGGGGTTTGCCGATATCAAGTGTTGTCAGCGAATGCCCTACACCAGTTACATCTAGCACTGCACGGTCACCGATGCCGCCACCTGTAGCCGTGGCTGTGCGTAGTCTGTATTCAATCAGGGCACCGTTCCATGCAATGTCATAGGTCAACACTTTAGCGGTAGGGCTTGTGTACCTAAGCACATCACCGGGCAACGGCAATCGCCTGCCTTCTGCTGCAAAGTAGACTAAGAATTCTGATTGCTCGGGTGCTTCCGGATCACTACCAACACTATCAACCACGTCTTCAAATCGGTTGCTTGCGTTTGGGTGTGGTGTTAATGCTGCATCGACGATGCCTAGTAGTTCATTTTCACCATTGGCATCATTTGAAATCATGTGGGTGGTCAACCCTGCCGTACCTACCCATGTATTGGGGTCTGCGTATGGGCTGACCAAACTGTTGATAATGCCACCTGCGGTTGGTTCCCACGTAAACTGCACAGTCCATGTTGCTGCACCGGTTCGCACACTATATGCCAAACCATTATCAAACGATTGAACTAATAAGTCACCCTCTTCTGAATCCTGGTCAGCTGGTGGGTTTTGTGCCGTGGTGTACGGTATCGGGATGTCACCAGATTCAACCGCCGCATGAGTGTTGCCGCTAGATGTGATCAATGAACCACCTACGGTGAATTCCATAGGCTTTGACCACGATGTGCCATTAGGGGTGAACCATACCCTGAATATGCTTTTCCACTTCTCTACAACGCTATCGTATTGGTAGATTTCTGATGGTGGGAAACTTGGCCCTGTTGCCCCACTAGGTGCATCTGTGGTTTCCAGCTGGTACCAATACGTTGTGCCGCCGTTGCCGCCAGATGGTGTAGGTGGTTCGCTGCTTTGCAGCTGTGTCAGCGTTACATTTGTTGCACCACGCGGCCCAACATTGCCGTCAACATCAACTGCTTCCACTTCAATCAAGAAAGTGCCGTAGCCGCTCAGATCGAATGATGCCACGTCTGACGGGCTTGCAATGTCGCCTAGATGTGAACTGTCACTATAAACTTTGTAGGTTGCCACACCCTTTCCGGCATCTTCTGCATGATCCCATGTGATTTTGGCCGACGTTGTTTTTCCTTCCTGCTCAGCCTTAACGTTTGGTACTTTACCAGGGTCATCAGTGTCAGCAATTGGTAGCCCTGCACCTACTGCCCATCCGTAGACGTAGTCGCTGATTTCTTGACCGGTAGGTAGGTAGATTTTACCATTCCACTGCGTTGAATCGGCACGTGTCGCACTTGCTGTAGCTGATGCGTAACTTTCAAGTAATGCAACCAGATTGTCACGGTTGTTTTTTGTACGCACCCTATCGCCAAGTTGAATGAATCCGTTTTCGTTAACCTGTAGGCGTGGGTATGGAACGTTTATTTGCCCTGCAAATGCATCTGATGGCACACCAATTGGGCGTGCAGGCATTGCCACACCAATCACGTCATAAAAGGCTTCTAGTACCTCTTCGCCGGTAGCTAGAAAGATAAATGACGGCAGCATAACTGATCCGTCAGCGTGCCGTGTGTATCTGACAGTGCCATCATTATTGTGGATGTCGTAGTTGTTCCATTTAGCTGGAATCATGTTTTCACCTGTTCAACACACAACACACGTTGCTCTTGGTTCAACTGCTCATAGTTATCTATATGCAGCACCATAAATAATCTACCTGAAAAATTTATTCGGTCACGCACACTAATCTTGCTTGTGAATCTGTGCGTCATCACATGTGTGGCTTCTGCGTGGTGCTTATTTGCGGTTTCAATTTCTGCACCTGTCAGCGTTTGGATTCTGGCTCTAGCTTTAACGATAGATTGCCAATCCTCATTTGGTTGACCGTAACCATCAAGCCCTGCGGCTTTGTTTCGCTGGTAGGTCACAGTGTGCCGCATTTTGTTTGGGTGGGTTAGTTTATACCGCACTATGTAGATACCTGTTTCTCAGAATACTGACAACACCTTCAAACCCTAACGGCACTGTATGCTGTTTAATGTCACTGGTGGCAATGCGGTTGTAATCCCAATGACCTACCAACATTGATAATGCTAGAAATTCCATCCGCTCTAGCTCAGCTGCACCAGCAACATAGAAAACACGCAATCGTGGTTTTGCACCGCATGGGTATGTAGCATCCCCGCGAAGCCACAAGCAACCTTCCGAATATTCCCAATCTGAATACGGCAATTTTTGCCAACACTCACCGTTCCCGGTTGCGTGCTCTACATGGGTCACTTCGGTTACAGGTCCACGGGGTAGCTGCACCGTTTCGGACGGTGCAGTTATCGTTAGTTCCCAAGCTTGAGTTAGAATTGACCGTTTCGTGTGGGCTTCTAGGTAAGCGTGTGCTGCTTCGATCAGCGTTGTTAGATGCAGTGCCCTTTGCCCGTCGCAATCGCCTATATCATTGATTGCTTGTCGTACATGGTCAAATGATATCTTGGTCAGGTCCGGTTCCATCGTCCGTTTCAGTAGCAGGTTCGGCTGATTCATTTTCGGCTACCTCATCGGCTTTTAGGTCGGATATTTTTTTCGTAACTGGTCTGCCTGTGTGTCGATCCCTAACAATCACCATTTCGTCAGGGTCAAGAAGTCTACCGTTTAGTCCTTTGATTTCCATGTCATGCCCTTTCAAGGAATAAAACCCTACCCCGGTAGACCGTGAACCAACCGGGATAGGGCCGAGAGAACAAACACCCACTACTCAGGGCAGGTGCATTGTACGGTGAACGCCTTTTGTTCGGCAGGTCCACCCGTTTCTGCGTTATCATTCGTACGTGGTGCATTTCGACAACTTACTTGAGCAGTCAGCATGCGAACATTACCGGACGCACCCACTGCCGTTACACGCACATACTTACGGCACACGTTCTTTAGCAAAACCGCAAAGTTAGTGGTGGTTCCAATACCATCGGTTGCAGGTGCACCACCAGCATCAAGAATGCCTGTTAGATCCAACGCAGTTGCATCAGATCCGTCAGACTCATCACCTAAAGCGATTTCGTCAATATTGTTGCCAACACCTGCATTGTCGAAGTTGATCAATACAAGCATGTCACGACACTTGGCTTCAACCAAGGCAAACGTTGCGGGGCCACTCGCTGGTTGGGCGGCACCATTCTGCCGAATTTCCAGCTCGCTAAGCCAATTTCCTTGCATCATTGTTATGGTTCCCGTTTTTGGGTTATCGAAAAAAGGCTAGACCTACTGAAGTTTTAGCCGCTTGAAGCTTTCTTCTTGGATAGGTGCACCGTCTACGTAGCCACGACCAACCCAACATGATTGATCGGTAAAAATGTCATCATCGCGTTCAAGGCCCAAACGTGGGCCGTCAACGATGTAGTAATCCGACATATCGGCCAGAGCCAAAACATAATCGCCGGATGATGTGCCGTTAGGTGCTAGTTCCGATTCGTAAACTGATCGTCCTAGCAACTGTGACGGGTAACCATCGCGAATGTATGGACGCCAAATGTATTGACCGTCACCAGATTTAAGCAACATGATCTGTGTCAGCCAATCACCGTGCATGATCCACACAGGCCCTTCGGTCTGTGATTGCGTGTTGGTCACGTTAGATGCTCGGCGGCATTGTGGCATTTTCATCCACGTGTAAATCAGGTCATCTGCTGTCAATACACCAACTGATTGCGTTTCCACATCGCTTGCCAAGGTAACCCCGTCATCCGATGGCGTGAAAACGCCTAGTGGTTTGTTGACACCGTCACCGTTCAAGAATGCATTCTCTTGCTCCTCACTTGCGTTGCGTGCAAGTTCATCGGCAATGAACGCTTCTAAATTGAACGTAGTTCGCCGCAGCAATGCACGGCACAGGCATGACGACATTGAATAAGGGTGTGGCTGCATGGTACGCAGGCCAAATCCCGGTTCATCTGCCGTAGGTTTCTTACACTCACAACCCCATGCAAACGAAGACGTTTTTTTAGTTCGTTTTCGAATGCCGGTATTCTCCACGTTGGGTGCAGTGATGACTGTGGACAGACCACGAACAAAGGTCATCACGTCACACGACCGCAAGAACAACGACAGTAGTTGCGGGGGTGCGTAAAGATAGTTTTCGCCTGAATCGCCAAACGGCACTAAAGCGTTCATCACTTCAGGGCCGACACGATTTTTGTGGTACGCGGATGCGTAAGCGTGGAATGCCTTGCGGTAGCTCATAGCAGACATGTCAACGGTCTGCCCACCCATGTCTTTCTTGAACGCCTCCGGGAACAGTTGCATGTACTGATCCATCGAACCGCCGCGAACCATTGGCGGTTGCTGTGCGTTATAAATGCCATTTTCGGGGAAGCTTGTTAATTCTTCCCCCATCAAAGCATCGCCATCCGTGCCGACTGTCAGCACTCGCCCACTTTCCAACCGTCCGAGTCGATCAACCTCAGCCGACGCTCGATCGTAATCGGTGCCGCGTTTTTTCAGTTCGATATTTGATTGCTCAATGTCGGCACAAATCTGTGCCCACGTACCTTCGTTGAAAGTGATGTCTTCCTGATTTTTATCGTCGCAATCCTCACGATATTTCCGTGCTTTTGCAACTAGTTCATCACGGTTGCGTTGCTCAGCACCGTATTCGGTTAGGTGATGGCTGCGTGCTTCCTGCCATTCGGTCATTCCATATTCCTGACCATTAGCGGCAGCTTCAAAGGCTTCTTGTACGCTAGGCATGTTTCGGTTTCCCATGTCAAATGTGGGCAACCTAGGCATGACGCCAACTGGTGCCCGTAAACGGATACACAAACAGTTGGCGAAACCAACAGAACGGGGCCAAACCCCTCTAATTCTCGTAATCTAACGTTCAGTTAGACTGTGTCAAGCACTTACAGCCCAAAACGCGATGCAGTTAACGCTGTGCGTGTGGAAATTTGCGGCACTTTTCGGGTTTTTTCAACGTGATCTTGCATTTTGCCTTTTTTGGCTTTTGGTGCATCAATCACAACCCGTGCCGCCACTTCACTGGGCATGCCTTCCATATTAACCGTGCTGGCAACTGCCTGACGGATGTGAATTTCAGCTTCTGATTCGTCCGTAATGCTGTCAATCAAACCCAATTCTTTGGCTTCATCTGCTGTTAGGTATGTATCAACCGCCATCATTTCAAGAAAGTCATCAGCTGTTTTATCACCGCTTTTTTTCGCGTAGGTTCCTGCTAGCCTTTGGTCAAAGTTATCTAGCTGGGTAGCATACTGCCGCAGGTCATTAGCATTCAGCTGACCATACAGAAAGTAGGATGCTGCGTGAATCATCAATGCACTGTTTGATGCCATCTCAGCTGTGTTGCAGCCCATCAACACCACTGATGCTGCACTAGCTGCAATGCCGTCAACACGTCCGATCGAATCGCCTGTGTAATCCTTCAACAGGTTACAGATTGCCACCCCCGCCGATGCACTGCCGCCAGGTGAGTTGAAGCGTAATAGAACGTCTTCGCCCCCTGCTTCCTGCAATGCGTCATAAATCTGTTTTGGCGATACAGCATCGGGCCACCATTCGCTAACGTCTTCGCTAACGATCTCACCATAGATTAGAATTTCTTTCATTGTCTTGTTAACCTTCTAATGTAGTTGTTGCCACGGTAGGAATCTAAAACGTTGGCGGCCTGCCGTGTTGCCTCTTCCTGGGTTAGCCCTGACTTATTGACGATGGCTGACAGCTCGTTTGCCGTCTCATCAAAAAATGTATCCGCCAAAGTAGCAGGGCAGCACCTGACAATCTGGCAAATGTCGGTCATGTTTTCAATAAAATCTAGCCGCAGGGTTTTGATATCGTGGTCAACGAAGGATACAAAACCTTCACTAGTCTTGACTGCTTTTTCTGCCTTTGAAATGACCCTGAACACTTCGCGGCGTGCCATATCTGCAAAAACGTTCTGTGCTGCGGTGTTGATATCATCTTGATCGTCTTCAGTTGGTACTTGGTTCGCTCCGTCATTTGGTTGGTCCGGTTCATCTGTGTACCCGATGTTTTTGGGTTTGCGTAATCGGTCACCATCTTCAACTGGTGGGCGGTTTCGTAACGCTCGATACTCGTTTTCAGTCAGCCCACCGTTGTTCAGTTCCATCACCGCAGTTTCAATGTGGGTGCGATGGTCAACTCTTTTCATCGCTTCCCTGCGGAAGTGCACGTTGTGTGTTTCTTCTGTCTTTTGTTGTGTGGTGAATAGTTTTTCGTCACATTCATGTTCGATATTGCAGAAGTGTGGTTCTACTGCATCCAATTCTGCCTGTTTGGCCATTTCAAGGCTATTGAATGACACGCTGTCAGGCACATTAACTGTTGATGCTGGTAGGCCGAAAAATGTAGCTACCTGCCGGTCTTCAAAAATCCGTGTGTCATTGAATTGGCTTTGTTCATTGTTGTAGTGGTACAACTGCAAATCAATTTCAGGGTCTGAAAGCACCATCACCTTCTGACTGTTGGTCAGGCTTTCGTACTGTTCCTTAAACTGTGTAATAAACTTTTCAGCTTCCTCTTCCTTCATACCGGGTGGCAGTTTTAGAACCCCACCAGGGCGTGCACCCTTCCCAAAGAATCGTGCACCGAATCGGCGTGCAGCAACAGCAACACCCACGCTGCCTGCTAGTTTTTCAATTGCAGGTAGACCCCACAACCCGTCATCTGACAACCCTTTGATGTGTACCACATTGTCAGGGAATACCTTTGCAAGCCCACTACCTTTTGGCCCTGTGTGCTCCCACCCCTTAACCGCTGTTACGTACATCAACCGTTTGTCTTCACCTACGAACAGCCCTGTAGATTTCGGGCTTAACGGTACCAGCTCTATTGGTCTGCCTTGACTGTTACGCTTGATGAATGATACATGGTTACCGTAAAGCAATGCGTGAAACATCACCTGACGTTTCCAGTCATACGAAGTCTGTAGCTTGTTCGGTTTTCGTCTTAGGATTCGATACTGGTCATGTTTTTTATCAACGTCGCTCCCACCACCCTCTTTGTTGCGGTGCACTTGTAGTGGTACTGATGCAACAATGCCTGCAATCTTGTTCACACACTGCCAAACCGCAGGCTGTGTCAACGCAGTTGCAGGTGTGACTTCAACCCCTGCGTGGTCACCTTCATTTTCAGTGATGCCGAGAATTCTGCGTAGGCTATCAGACATGGTGCGAAGATTAGAAGTTGATTCCATCTTGCACGTGTGGTTTTTAACGTCGAAGTCAACAATTGACGTTGTGTCAATTGAATGTGTGTAGTTCATACTGCCACCACTCTAATATTGGTTGGTATTTGTGGTGCTTGGCAGCACGCATGCAGGCCCATCACTGACGCTTGTACTGCGTCAATTTTTTGCCACGGTGCGTTTTCATCCTTTAGGGGTTTCTTTTTCCCTGCTACTTCCTTAGCCAAACAATGCCCCGCCATCCAGTTCAAAACTTCGTTGTCAGGGTGTTGTAAGTTGTGATCAATTACCGCACTTTCAAATTCTGCCGTTGGGTGGGCATACATTTGAAAAGTCTGTTTAAACTCACCAGCAATTAACCTACGGTGTTTTTTATGTAGGCTGTTGACGATATCGGTAGCAAACGTGGGATCATAAGCCATTAACCGCGTACCTACCAATTCAATCAACGGGTCCAGTGTTGTAACGATATCCTCATTTGTGATTGTGGCACCTTCCACTTGAATCAGTTGACCTTGTGCCAACCAATCATAAATTCTCGACACCTGGGCACCCACTGCGGCAATGCCGGATTCTGTAGCCCATATAATGGGCCAAATCCGCCACCCTTCGCCAAATCTTACCACAAAGGTAGCCGCTGCAAAATCGTGGTTACGTGCCATGTCAAGCCCTATGCCGCCACCCTGCCCATAGAAGTCTTCAAAGCTATATTTTGCTGTGCATGCTGCCCAATCGTGTGCTTTTAAGAATGGGTTGGCACTTTTCTGCCAAATTCCGAATCTGCGTTGTTTGAAATTGGCCCAATCGGTGACCGATCGGCGTGCACGTAGCATGGATGACTTGAATTGATCTCGGCTGACTGTGATTCCTAATGCTGGGTTGGCTAATTCCCACAACTTTTCATCATTGACTAGGGCTTCATCCTTTGTGTCTTGGGGCACTTCCCACACACGGAAAAAGTGGTGGATGTCTTTTATCAGACCTTCGTTAACCGCTTTGCCGTATTCGTATTGCTTGCCACCATAGCCGTATGGGTTGTCACCAGCTGTTGAGATTTCAAACCGCAACGGATTTCGACGTGATGCACCCATACCGTCAAGCACCACGGCAAGTTTATCAGGCACAACATGGATTTCATCTAAAATGCAACTGCCATTTAACCCTTCCTGTGATTGAATGTTGTCAGCTGCCATCGTGCCATAGAAACTGTTGTTGGCTGGAAACAGAATTCTACCCGTAGAACCATTCACCTTGATGCCCATATCCTGCATCTGCGGTGATGCTTTGGCCATGTTCTGGGCGTGCCGATGCACAATCTGTGCTTGCTTGCCGTCTTTCGCTGCTGACCACACCTGTTGTCCTGGTTCATCGTCAAAACAAAGTAAGTAGTTGCCTACAGCAGCGGCTAGTGGACTCTTACCGTTCTTCTTCGGAACGAAACAGGTAGCGATTCTGAATCGCCTAATCCATTGGTTGTATTCTTTCGACCAAATACCCCAACCGAAAATATGATCAGTGCATTCACGTTGCCAGTCCAACAACCGCATTGGCTTACCTGCGTTGTGACCTTCCCACAACTGAAAATAGTGTTCGCACACTTCACGAAAATGCTCAGCCCATTCAGGGAACCACTGACAGTTAAAGTTTTCAACAGCGTATTCATCGATATTGTTGCGAATCATTTCTTTTGTATCAGCGGTTGGCGAATACAACACTTAATACCCACAGCAAAAAATACATTAGGAAATACACAACCGGCATTAACAGACATCCGCCTAGTTCAGATTTCGTCAAGTTCTCGGATGTCGTCATCATCAACCATCCACCGTAGAATTTTGGCTATATCTTTGACTGCACTGTGATGTCTCATTGCCCCTTCGATTGTGTTTACCGGGGGCATTGTGGTCAGTTCACCTTCGGCAAAGTCTGCTAACTCTTCAATTCGTTCACTAGTCATAGTTAACGGGTCCGATGTCTTCCGAATGCGTTTATAGCTATTGATTCTTCTGTAATTTCATGCACCATTGAACATATAGTGCCGACATTAATCACCGCACACGCTTTATCTCTAGTTTCTTGGCTGTAGTTACGTGTGTAGTGCTCGGCTAGTTCCATTACTTTGGAATAGGTCATTGTTGCAGGGTTTAATGACGCCTCTTCAATCGCCAACATTAACGCTTGGCAACAACCTATCACACAATTTTTCTTTGCCATCATGATGCCTCTGGTGGTGGGGTAAATATTTGGGGACGGGTTAACGCGGGTTTGCCTTGGTTGACTTGCTTTTGACTTTCGTCAATCTTGATGGCTTTTGAATCACGTGGATTCAATCCCATCACTTTTATTTGCTGTAGCAGCTGATCAGCAAGTGCTTGCCGTTGACGTGCCCACGGTGCTAACTTCCCATCGTCATCAATGTTGCCCCATGACATACATTCTTCAGTAGCTTTGCAGTACAGTGCCCACGTTTGACAAAACATAATCAACAGTGGCTTATCATGTTCTGCAAACCAACCACGTTCACAGACATTAGGACGCATTAAAAAACGCCACATGGTACCTGCTTCTGCGTTGCCTGCTAGGTTTCTTGGCAATTCAGAATTGATAGGTTCGCGGGTTGGTACAGGTCCGTGTTTTTTGTGCTTACGGAATGTGCCTTTTGCTTTCTTCTCTTCATCGGTTAATGATTTTGGTCTAGCCATATGCCCTTACTCCTTTAACAACACCTCATAGAAGTTGGATGAACCAACACTGTTGTTTCCTTCGTTGCAAACACAACGGATTTTTTGATCAGGCATGCCTTCAACCCATGCTTCGCATACCTGATCTGTAATGCCGTGCATGCTTGGTTGATTTATGATCACTAGGTAGCCTGAACCCTTGCAGTACTTGCATTTCATTTTCGCCAAATCCATTCCTCCATAATGGCAAAAATCCAAACCGCAATCACGGCAATTGACACGATGAACCAAAGAATACGCCACCAATTATCTGCCATCTGCGGTGCCTCTCTGGTTGCTGAAATTCCAATTCTGTCGATCGACGTATGACAATTCTTTCGTGTTTTGCAGTTCAGGTAAGTGCTTGGTTATTTTAGTGAACAAAGGTTCACCGAAAATTAGGGCCAGAGATCGTGACTGGGAAAC